CGGCTTCAGCGGTTTCGAGAATCCCGCGAGCCAGCTTGATGAGCTTGTTTCGTTGTTCGCCCAGCTCCTTGAGCCGGTGTCGTAGGTCAATCGCCATTGGGTGGCTCCTGTGCCACGCCCAATAAAAAAGGCGTGGCGATAGACATGGTTAGTCTATGAGCCACGCCCGCGATGCGACCGTAAGCAGCTCGACGACCGCAGGCGATGCCTTTGGTATGCCGGAAATGTACGCTAAACGTCCGTTTCTGTCAACAAGAGGTCGAGGTACATGCCCATCGTGGCGAGCTCGCAGCCATCCTCGCGGGCTTTTGCCGCCTCGATGGACCTGAGAGCCACGGAGGTATCCAAGTACGCTGGATATGCCACTACGGACACGTCAAACAGGTCCACGGCACGCAAAACGCGGATCGTCTCGCCGTTTTCCTTTCGCACCTCATCGTCGCGGGCGACGAAACCAAAGCTCATCGCGTCCAGATCCCCGCGTCGGATAGACTCAACGGTATCGCGCCCGACGCTGGTATCCGGCGGTTGGATGCTGACCTTCAGCCCGTGCTCATCCTCGACGACGGTTAGCGTGCCCGACTTGTTGCGCCCGAGGATCTTGGCGGAGTCGTGGTCAACCAGTGCCCGCACATCGGCCCCAGCGTGCAGGCTGACCGCAAACGCCCCTGGTTCAATCCGCTCTCGGAACCCGCCGAGATTTTGGCTGAGCGAGTTGAATACCGCCGCGTAGCCTTCAATCACCGGCAAGCCGTCACCAACCGCCCGCAGCTCGACACCCTGCACGCTTCTCCGCTCCGGTTTGTTCATCGCATTGCCCTTTCTAGGAAAGTTTCGGTTCTGGATTCCCATGATTCAACGCAAGCCGCCACGCGATCCGCCAATTCTTCCGGCTGGCACTCCGCCGCTGTCAACAGCAGGTCCTTTGAGTCGCAGCAGTGGGAAACGACGGCATCCCGGCATTCGCAGCCCTCTGCGGACAGTGCCGCCATCATTTTGTCCGCGTGGCGGATGTAAAATCGCTCCAACCACCCCACAAATTGCCCCTTTCTGGACGCTTTCGCGGCGTCAATCTGCTCCTTTGCGATCATTCTGGCGACCACATTGCGGACGCCGCGAACCCGCTCGGCCCGCCTGACCTCAGCAATCTCAGTCCTGACAGATGCCAAAGACTCCGCCACGTCCCGCAGTTGTGTCGCTAATTCGGTGATTTGCTCCACATTTCGCGGCGTTGTGTCGCCAGGAACCCCTGCTGGTGCCGTTGGCGGGTCGTCTGGGTTGTCGCTCGGTTCTGGTTCGTTCTCGGATTCGTCGGGCTCAACCTCTTCACCAGCGGGAACCATGTTCATGGGACTCAGGTAGATATTGCCATCTTCCCCGATGCCGTTGAGGTTCATGCTGCGGCGGATTTCGTTGACGTTGAGCCAGCCCCACTGCCGAGCCAACGCCCAGAATTGCCCTTGAGTCTCAATGTCGCCAACCAGCAGGCCCGCGATGTCGTGTTTGACTTCCCAGGTCTCTTGCTCGGTCTCGGTCAGTAGCTTGCGGCTAAATTCCTGATCGAAAGCCACCGTCCAGGGGCGGATTGACTCATCGGCAAACGCTCGGTTGATTTCTTCGATGTTGCTGAACGTCGAGCGGGAGAAGTCGAATAGCTTCGTCGGGCTGAGTCGCAGCCATCGGGCAACCTCTTGGACCTGATAGAGCCGCGTTTCGATAAACTGAGCCTCTTCCGGCTTCGTCCCGATGGTCTGATAGCTCGATTCGTGGTCCATCACGGCGACGCTGTTCTGTTTTCGGCCACCCATCTGCCGCTTCCACGCCTCTCCAATCTCGATTTTCCGCTCCGCCGTCGCTGGCTTCGACAACTGCAAGATGCCGCTCGGAGTCCCGCCATTACCGAAGAATGACGCCCCGAATCGGTCTGCCGCGATGCCCAGCCCCAGTGATTCACGAGCGAACGTGTCGAGTCCCTGCCCAATGTCGCCGTCTCCGCTTAATGCCGGAACGTGAATTACCTTGCGGGCCGGAATCGGGCGATCGGGCTTGCTTCGGTCGTCGGATTTCACCGCGTAGGACAGCCCGCCGCCAGGAAGTCGCTTCACGACCATCTTCGTCGGGTGGATCGGCCATAGCTGCTTCGGTTGCATCGAACTATCGAACGCAATTTCCGCATAGGCGTTTCCGTACCAGATGCAGTTGGCGACCATCGCCCGCCGAAACGAAACCCGCGTCATTGCCTTATTTGGGTTGTTTAGCACCTTCCACGCCGCCGAATCCTTCCGCAGCATCAGGTCGTCCGCCTCTTCCTGGTACACGCCAAGCGGAAGCATCGACGAAGTTTCAGCAATACAGCGAATCCCGCAATACATGGCCGCCAGCGTGTAGGCGGTCGCCTCGGTCACTGGCTCGCCCGCTGTCGTATCGGCACCAACGCCGAACAGTTGCAACAACGCGGGGTCTTTCGGGTTGCCAAGGTTGACGACACGCGAGCGGCGTTCAATCGACCTCTGAATCATCCGTGTTAGCACCATCTGCCGCGCCCATCCAACCAAGTGCCATTAAGCCGATGCCCGCGACGACGAAAGCCGCCGGCCAATAAATGAACGCCACGCCGATAACGATTGATACCCCGCCGGCCCACAAGCACAAGTCCCAGGTCTTGAGCATTTCACCCCGCCTACACGAACACCGGCCCGCAATCGTATTGAACGTAGTCCACCGCCAACCCTTGCGCCATAATCCCCGCAACCATCGGGTCAATTTTGTCCTTTGACTTGTTTTTCGTGGGCATAATATACCCTGTGGCGTTCTCTTTTACCGTCAGATTATCGGCACACCACGCCAGCAGAGGGTTCCCGCCATGCACAATCCGCCCCTGAGTGGCTGCCTTGTCGAGGTGCCTCATGGGTTCGTTGTACGCCCCGCAGCTCTGTAGGTGGTCGTAGGTCTCAATCCCCCACTGATTGTTGCATCTGGTTAGAAATTCGCGGCAATTATGGGGGTCACCTGCCAGTTTCAGGATGGAAAAACGGCGTGAATCGTCCTCTAAAGCCTTGTAAATCGCGTCGATATCCGTCGTATCCCCATCGGTCACGGTTAGAAACCCGTCCGCAATCCATTCAGCCCACGGCGAGCGTGACAAGTCGCGTTCGGTTCGGCTTGGAATCCACGCCCGGCAGAACCAGTCGTATTCCTGTTCGTCGCCGCTGCCACGCGGGAACACGTAGACCAACGCGGCCAAGTCCTTCCGCCAGCCCCAGTCGAAGCCCGCGTAGCATTCCCGCCCGTCGAGCGGTTCGGTCGGACGGTCGCCAAGTTGCCAGATTTCGGGCCTGAGAAACTGCCAGAAGCTCACCACCTGCTTGTTGCAATGGTATCGCTTAAGCCGCCGCATCGCATCCGTTGACGCCTTGGCCTTCTCTGCAAGTCGCAGGATGCCGTCAATCTTTACGGGAGACCCTGCCTCTTGCATCATCGGGTTGGCCTTGGGCCACATTTCAGCGTCTAGCGGGTCGTCCTCATCGTCGATTTCGTAGCATAATGCGAACAAGGCGTCGTCATCCATAACCCGCCGAAGCACCTTGCGGGCCGTGTCGTACTTCTCTTCCCACAATGCGGAGTCGTCGTCTCCCGCCGTGGTAATCACCATCATCAGCGGTTGTCGCCGCTTGCTCATCGAGGTTTCTATGGTGTCGTAGAACTCTTTATGCAGATCCCGCCATTCGTGGATTTCGTCGAGGATGGCCAGGTGGGTGACGAATCCTGACTTCGCACCACGGGTTAGCGGCTCGAACTTGGAGAACGTAACCGGGTCGCTTATGTTGTCCTTGGCGACCAGTAGGCGAGCGTCCAAGTATTCGTTCGTGCGAATGAATCGCTTCGATTCGTCGAACACAATGCGAGCTTGCTTGGATTCGGTTGCCGCACAGTAGACCTCGGCACGTGGTTCGTTGTCGGCAAGCAGCATGTAGTTTCCAATGGCCGCCGCTATCGGTGACTTGCCGTTGCCGCGTCCGACCGACCAGTAAACTTCTCGGAATCGCCGCGTGCCGTCGTCCTTGAGCCAGCCGAAGATGGATGCGATGCCGAAGACTTGCCAATCTCGCAGGCTAAACGGCTGGCCCGCGAATTCTCCCGTGGTGTGCTGAAGCGCCCCGATGAATTTCAACGCCCGCTCAGCCTTTGCCCAGTTGAACTCATAGATGCCAGCGCTCAGGTCGTCCATGTGCCGCTCCACAGCGAGCCGAACCAAGTCGCCCGCGAGTATATCGCCAGATAGCACACCATCGGTGTAGCGGTCGAACTGCTGGCGGTAGGTGGATGCGGCGGAACGAATCACCCTAGCAGCTCCTCCATCGGGTCGCGTGGCTTGTTGTCCTTGGCTTGCAGCTTGATTTTCGTCCGATCCACCGGAGACATGCCGAAGCGAATCGTCAATGCCGCGAATCGGTCCCATGCGGCGGCAGCCGTTCGTAGCTCCGAGGCGTCAACTGACGTGATGTTGCTGCGCCAGACCGAGTACCAGTGGGCCATCCCTTCGAGGCAGGCGGTGTCTGCTTCGGCAAGCAGATCTGAATGGACGGCTTTCACAACGTGGTCCCACATGGCCGATGCGAACGGCGGCAGCCCGTCGGGCTTGACGGGCGAGCCGGTTGAAAGTTCCGCGTCCGCCCTGTCGCCATGACGATCGGATCTGTACTGACCTTGGAGCTTCAGTATTGGCGTCGGTTTTCGCCGTCGTCCGCTGCCTTTACCGCCCATGATGCCCTCGTTTCGTCACTGTGCCGCAATGTACCGATCCCGCAAGTCGTTATGCCGTAACAACTTGTGCGTAATTCGCCAAAAAAGACGGAACGG